CTCGAATATGCCGAGGCTCTGGCCGAATGGACTACTGATAAGAAGTTGCGGGAACGTGAACAGCAAGAAATGGCTCGCAAGGCCCAAGAGGAACAGACCCGGAAACAGGTTGAGTTCCAAAAACGGGTCGAAAACGCGAAAAGTAACTTGCCGGATTACGAGGACACAATCGCTGCGGCAGGGGATATTCCCGTGTCTGCACCCGTAGGGGAAGCGATTATTGAAAGTGAATACGGGCCTCAACTCCTGTATTACTTGGCCGACAATCCAGAGTTTGCACGTTCCCTAGCCGACAAGTCATTGACGGCGCAACTCAGGGAAATTGGGAAGTTGGAAGCAAAGTTTGAAAAAACTGAGCCTCCGAGCAAAAAAGAGCCTGTTGCGAAGAAATCGAACGCACCTGCGCCGATTTCGCCTATCAAGGCAAGCAGTTCATCTGTGGACACCGGACTGGATTCAGACCGAGCGTTTCATGGAACCTACCAGCAATGGAAGGCTGCTCGCCTTGCAGGGAAGATTCGGTAAGGTGCATTTACAACCTATTTTGGAGCAATGAAAAATGGCAAATAATTTGCTAACTATCTCCATGATCACCAACGAAGCGTTGATGATCTTGGAAAACGAACTTACGTTCACGGCCCGCGTGGATCGTTCCTATGACGATCAGTTCGCGGTTACAGGCGCAAAGATTGGTAACACCGTAAACGTCCGCCGTCCGGGACGCTTTATTGGTACGACTGGCCCTGCGCTCAATGTTGAGGACTTCAACGAGACTTCCGTCCCGGTGACCCTCTCCACCCAGTTCCACGTTGACACCCAGTTCACCACACAGGACTTGGCTCTGTCGTTGGATACGTTCTCTGATCGCGTACTGAAGCCCGCCATCGCCGCCATCGCTAACAAGATGGACTTTGATGGTACGACTATGGCCGTTCTGAACACCGCCAACACCGTTGGTACCGCTGGCGTGGTTCCTTCCGACATCGCTACGTTCCTGACCGCACAGGCTTATCTGGACGGCGAAGGTTCGCCGCGTGACGGCAAGCGTTCCTGCGTGGTTGATCCGTTTACCGGCGCTTCCATTGTTGGCTCGCTGAAAGGTCTGTTTAACCCCCAAGGCACGATTTCGTCCCAGTACGAAAAAGGTCTGATGGGTAAAGACACCATTGGCATGAACTGGTACATGGATCAGAACGTGGTGTCGCACACCTACGGTTCCTATTCCACGGCCACGATGTCCACGAACACCGCGACTTTCACGGGTTCGCTGACAACTGGCTGGGCTCAGACCTCGACCATCACGATTGCTGCGGCTACGGCTAACGCAGTCCTGAAGGCCGGTGATACCATCCAAATCGCCAACGTATATGCCGTCAACCCCCAGAACCGCCAGCCCTACGGTGGTAATGTGCTGCGGTCATTTGTGGTGACTTCTGCCGTGACAATTACGTCCGGTGGCTCCGCCTCTGTGACTGTTTCGCCCGCTATCATTACTGCTGGTCAGTTCCAAAATGTGTATGTGTCCGCAACATCTGCTTCCGCTACCGTTACGCCGTTTAACAAAACTGGCGCAGTTAGCCCGCAGAACATGGTGTTCCACCGCAATGCGTTCACGCTGGCTACGGCTGACCTTGAGCTGCCGGATGGCGTTCATTTTGCTGGCCGCGCGTCTGACAAGCAGTTGGGCCTCTCGATCCGCGTTGTTCGTCAATACACGATCAACAACGACTCAATCCCGACACGCTTAGACGTTCTGTACGGTTGGGCTCCCCTCTACCCCGAACTCGCTTGTCGAGTTGCGGCTTAATTAACTGAGAAAGGAACCTAAAAATGAGCAATCCCGGCCCAGCAAGTACCCAAACCTCCAACTACCTGTTAAATGGTAGTGCCGCCGATGGTGTTTTAATCGGCATCGCTGGAGGTGAGGTTGGTTTTTACGGTGAAACCCCTGTGGTTCAAGCCGCTGCGATTACCCCGCTTGTTTCAACGACAGCTTCTACGGCTGACGTTGCCGCAGCAGTAAACGCAATCATCACGGCTCTGCAAAACATTGGCATCACCGCCTAAGATGTTTGTTTGACCTGAGAAGCCGCCCCCAAAAGGGGTGGCTTTTCTTTTTGGAGTAGACATGAAGCACGTAATGATTGCCATGCCCGCCTATACCGGCGTGGTACACATGGGGACGATGCGATCCTTAATGACGGATCTAATCCAATTGATTATTCGGGGCGATAGATTTACATTTGTTGACGATGTAGGAAACGCCATGATTGCGGACTGCCGAGGCGTAATAGTTACCAATTTTTATCATTCCGACTGTGACGAATTGGTGTTCATTGATTCGGATGTGGCGTGGGAGGCTGGGGCTTTATTGCGCCTGATTGACCATCCCGTAGACCTAGTGGCCGGTGCGTACCCTGCTAGGGTTGACCCTCTAAAGTTCAACATTGGCTGGATTGAGGAACGCAAGCAGCTTTGGGCAGACCCCGAAACTGGGCTCCTTGAGGTTGATCGAGTTCCGACAGGCTTTATGAAACTTACCAAAAACTGCATTGCCAAGATGATCGAGGCATACCCAGAAACTTTTTACCATGACGCTGCTTTTAATAAACAGTTTTACCCCCTCTTTGAATCATTTGTAAATCAAGAGAAAAAATGGAAATACGGAGAAGATTTTTCGTTCTGTAAACGCTGGCGAGAAATAGGCGGAAAAGTATGGCTAGACCCCGAAATGAACATGGGGCATATCGGAAACAAAATCTTTGAAGGACATATTGGAAATTGGCTCAAAAGTAGGATAATTTCGCAATCAACAACTGAGGTGCAACCATGAATCCCTTAAAAATTCTTTCTCCCACCTATCGTTTGGATCTGACAACATCAGCATCAAGCGCCCTGCAACTGGTTCCTAATACGCCGACCCGCGCCTTCCGTGTTGCCCTGTTAAATACGGGAAGTGGAACTGCCGCGATTACCTTCGGCACAACGGATTCCAACATGGGAACACCGGCAATTGCTAGCACCGGAAACGGCGGCTCTTTTGTCTTGGCTCCCAGTATGTTTTACCCGCTAGTTCTTGATTGCGGCGCACCAAATATCTATATCAAAGCCATTTCGTCATCAACAAACACTCTGTATCTGACGCTGGTGGCCACCGAATAAGGAACTAGGTCATGTCGAACTCGACTGCCAATACCCAGACCACGAACTTTTTGCCCGTACAGGCAACATATGAGCCGTTGCCCCCGTACAACATCATCACGTTCATTGGCCCTGCTGGAAACCCGTTTTACGCCCCTGTAAACCCCGTTTTGGACGGGGTAAGCATCACCAATAGCACGATTAACAGCACGACCATCGGTGCGACAGTTCCCTCTACGGCGGCGTTTACCACGGCAACCATGTCCAACCAGCCGGTTGGCAACACCGACCTGACCAACAAGTTATACGTAGATGCCGCAATTGTTGGTATATCTTGGAAGCAGCCGGTACGGGCCGCAACAACCACTAACATTACCCTGTCTGGGGCTCAGACAATTGACACCGTAGCGGTAGTGGCCGGTGATCGGGTGCTAGTAAAAGACCAATCTACCGCATCGCAAAACGGTATTTATATCGTTGGAACCCCTTGGACGCGCTCGCCTGACGCAAATACGTGGGACGAGCTGGTGTCCGCGATGGTGTTTGTGGAATCTGGCGGTCAGGCTGGAAGTGCTTGGTACTGCCCGATCCAGCCGGGAGGAACCCTTGGCGTTACCGCAGTTACGTGGAGCAACTTTAGCGTTGCTGGAACCTATTTTGCTGGAACCGGCTTAACCCTTACGTCCAACACCTTTAGCATCACCAACACCGGGGTGGCTGCGGCTACGTACGGTTCAGCATCGTCTGTGCCGGTATTTGCGGTCAACGCCCAAGGCCAGCTCACAAGCGTTACCAACACCAGCATAGCGATTGATGCGACTGCAATAACTTCGGGAACCATCAATACTGCCCGGATTTCAGGCTCTTACACCGGGATTACCGAGGTGGGAACCCTAACAGGTCTGACGGTCAGCTCAACGATTACGGGGTCGATTTCAGGTAATGCTGCGACTGCTACAACGGCTACAACCGCGACCACGGCAACGACTGCAACGAACATTGCGGGTGGAGCTGCTGGGTCTCTGCCGTACCAAAGCGGTGCTGGAACTACGACCTACCTCGGAGCAGGGTCTAACGGTCAGGTTTTAACTCTTGCGTCTGGTGTTCCATCATGGGCTACACCGTCTGCCGGTACAGTAACCTCGGTTGGAACCTCTGGAACGGTAAGTGGAATTACCCTGACCGGTGGCCCAATTACGGGTTCAGGGACGATTACCTTGGGCGGCGCACTAGACCTATCAAGCCCCCCTGCGATTGGCGGTACTGCCGCAAATACGATTACAGGAACAACCGTCACGGCAACGACCAAGTTTGTTGGCCCGTACTTTGACGCTGCTACATCGGCTGGTGGTGCATTGCGAAACGCTTCAGGAACCGCCCAGCTTCAATGGGGCGCGGGTGGCGGCAATAACGTCAGCTTAGACGTATCCACAAACATGAACGGCACAAACGCCCAGATTGATATTAGTCCTACGGGTACGGGTCACGTTCACATGAAGCCCACCGGGTCTGGTTCAATAGAGATTGCTCCAACCAATGCCGGAACGATCAATAACATGAGCATTGGTCAGACCACGGCTGCGGCTGGGTCATTTACCAATCTTGGGGTCAGCGGAACGATTTCCCTTGCCGGATCTACCGGTACTGCGGGCTACGTCTTAACGTCTAACGGTGCGTCAGCTCCAACTTGGCAAGTAAACAGTAACGGCGTAACGATTACGGACGATACAACGACTAATGCGACCCGATACATCACATTTAGTGAATTGACCACGGGTACGGAGACAACCTTAGACGTATCGTCTACCAAGCTGACTTACAACCCGTCAACCGGAACGCTGACTTCCACAATCCTGACTGGCAACAGCTTAAAATTAAACGGATCAACTAGCGGAACGGCCACGTTAAACGCTCCTGCGGTAGCCGGAACCAATACTTACGCATTACCACCAGACGCTTGCACATTAGGATACCGAAACATTCCTGCGGTTGGAACAAAAACAAGTTCTTATACTTTGGCAACAGGGGATGTTGGCAAATACGTTCAAGTTGGAACTAGCGGATCAATAACTATCCCTGATGCGACATTTGCAGAGGGCGATGTAGTTACTGTATTTAATAACACAACAGGAAGCATCACGATTACTTGTTCTATTACAACGGCTTACATTGCTGGGACGGATAGTGACAAAGCATCGGTAAGTTTGGCAACTAGAGGAACCGCAACTATTTTATTTATATCATCTACTGTTTGTGTAATAACCGGAAATGTATCGTGAGTGGTATTGTTTTAATGTTTTTGGGCAAAGGAAAGGTTGCGGTAACTCCCGCAGCCCCCGGAGCTGCCGTAAGCAACACATCTTTTAGCAGTACGGGAAATAGCGTCACCGCTTCTTATAATCCAGTTGGAACTGGAACGGCTACGGCTGGTTTAATTTGGGCCGGTGCTAACGATTCTTCTGGATGGCCTACTTATTTATCTCATTGCGAGGCATTTGGCGGCTCTACTTGGACAAGTAAAACCGCGCCATCTAATAAATTTAGTAGTTCTGCTGGCTGGGGTATATCAACGGCAGCAATAGCCGCTGGCGGGACAAACGGAACAACTGGCGCAACAGATAGTTCATCAATTTTTGATGGAACTTCTTGGACAACTTTATCAAGCACGCCAAATACAAATTACACAAGTCAAGCGGGTTTTGGTATTAGTGGTGCTGGTTTGTATGGTTGTGGATATGATAGAGACACAGAAACCGCCACAAGTAATTGTTGGCTTTATGACGATGTTGCTTTTACTTCAACAGGTGCAACGCCAGGAACCATGTCTGGCCCATCGGGTTTTGGCGCTTCAAACGCAGGAGTTTTCACAAGTTCATACAACCGTGGAACAGGCGCAACCACATACAATTTTAACGGCACAACATGGTCAACAAGCGGCAACAAACCAAATTCCTATGACAATAGTGATGCTTGCGGGGGAACTCAAACCGGCGGTATTTCAATGTTAGGTTATGAGAACCAAACAGGCAGTTCTCTTTATAACGGCACATCATGGTCAACAGGCCCGTCATTGTCCAATCAAAGTTATGGACAGGGTGGAGGCGGAGGCCCAGCGTTTGTAAACGGCGGTTACAGTAGTGCCGCAGGAAACACAACAACACAAAAACAATGAACGACATTACATTCCAAAACTTTTCGATTGCCTCGGTTCCTGAGACCTATCTGTCGGCAGATGACCGCACAAAAATTCAGGCTATGTCGGATGAATTGCGGGACACCATCGTCAAACGCCAGATTTGGCGAACCGAAACAGAAATGAGAATTTCTGTGTTGGATGATGTTCACTTCCCGACTAAGGCGGCAAAGTATTGGCAGGCGGTTCGGGAACAGGCGGTCTTCATTGAAAATTTGGTGCAGGGTTCTTTTGACTACCGAAAAAATGAAGTCGAAATCCGCAAATTAGAACGAGACATCAAGAATTGTGATGATGAGTTCGACCGAGAATTACTGACGATTGAATTGGAAAGAAAGATTTGGGATCGAGAGCATAAAAAACTCAGGGGCATCGACATTGTTCGGGAATTAAGTTTGTGGTCAAAAATCAAGAACGAGATGGATGACGGATCATTTGACAAAACAAGTCCTAACACCCATCAATTGGAAAGTTTGACAATGCAATTTTTAATAAGGGCGGCAACCCTTCCCGATTCAATCACCTCGGCAGAAAAACACAACATCATGGGAAGCGTGATGGCAGCGGTTCGAGTGGCAAATGAGGCCGGAGTGATGGAAAGTGTAATGAGCAAACTTCCGCAAGAAGTGGTGTCAAAACTCAGCAATTATCTGGAGCATAAAGATGAACATTTACTTTCAAATTAACGGCACCCCACAAGCGGGTTTTATTACAAACGCTGATCAAGATGTCGATGGGTTGTCGTTTAATTTTGTGACTCAAACAATTGTGGCGGTGTCAGGTGACCAAGCGGTCATTGATGCTTGGGCCGCTCGCGTTGGAATTGTTACGATAGCTACTCCAGCAGAATTTGCTTCATC